GAGTAACAGAGGTTTTTGTAAAACATGATTACTTTTCTTCATTAAGAATTAAGCTTGTCGAAAAAGTTAACGACAAGCTTTTTTTATATGAGGATAAAGGCGATAAATGTATTCTCGTTCGTGAAATAGAAACTACAAAAAAACTGTATTCAATACAAAAAGGATTCTTTCTTTACGAACTATCAGAAAACTTTTTCTACTTCTACGAATCAGGAGAATACTCTTTATTTCGCTATAAATATATTAAGCATGTTGGAAGCTCCAGGAGTTCTAAATCATGGTCATTAGAGGAATGTGCTATTCGTAATTGTGAAGAAAACGACAATCTAAGGATTACTGTTTGGCGTGATTCTAGAGAGAGTTTAGGTAACTCTGTATGGAAAGATTTCAGAAAGATTTTTCCAATGTCTGGGCGTAAATACAAGTTTCCTAGAAATACAGTTCCTATATTCTTAAACAATGGATCAGTTATTGAGCCGCATGGCGATGACACTACAAACGCTCACGGTATAACTCAGGATAAAGCATGGCTTAATGAGCCTTATAAAATGTCTAAAGAAACTTTCGACCAAATTGATATGAGGTCGGAACAAATTTGGATTGATATTAATCCTTCAGGATCGCATTGGTCTGATGATTTAGACGAACACCCACGATGCAAAGTAATTCATTCTACTTTTCAGAACAATCCTTTTTGTCCTGTAGGTCAAAAGTTAAAAATCCTTTCTTATGATCCAGATAACCCTATTAATGTGGCTAATGGAACTGACGACGCTTATATGTGGTCTGTTTACGGAAAAGGAGAGAAAGCCGAAAAACCAAACAGGATATTTAAATGGAAAAAGATTTCTTTTGCAGAATATCAAAAACTTGATTTTAAAACTTATAAAGCAGTAGATTGGGGGAAAGTAGATCCGTGGGGGGTATTGGAAGGAAAATACAACGACGGACGTTTATTCCTACACGAATTGAATTATGATAGTGAGGATATTTGGATGAATCCAGCTAAAAAGAAATTATCATATATTGAACTTCAACAGATTAAAAACTCAGAAAATGAAGGTTTAGTAACTTGGTTGTTTAAGAAATTGAATATTTCGTTTAATGAGGATATTGTTTGCGACAACAATAGACCCGGGAAAATTATAGCTTTACGTAATGCAGGATGGGAAAGAGCTATTGCGGTTCAAAAATTGGCGGGTTCGATATTAGACGGGATTGATTTGTTCTTTAAATCTTCATAGCTTTTTCCGTCAGCCAAAACTATTGGAATTGATTTAGCATCGATGTTTATATTCTCGATAATTTCTTTAGGTTTTCCAAAAACATGTTCCGCAATAAACATACAGCCACGCTCAAAAGAAAACAACTCTTTAGCTAATTCGATTCTAGCTTCATCATCCGTTTCAACGTTCTTAACTTCTTTTATCATAGTTAAGAAAATCTGATTTGTTTTTTCTTCGTCTGCCTTTGGTTTTCTTCCGGCTCCTGGTCTTGCTCCCCCTCTTCCGTCTAAGTCTGAATTTTCTTCCATTATTGAAAAAAGTATTGATTATTCAATTGACCAAAATTACACATTTCCAACATAAAAAGCAAAAAACACGCAACTAAACGTGTTTTGGGTTAAATTCTAACAGCTACCATATTTTGTACTGCAATAACTTTCGTATTCATCTGACCAACGAAAACCTAATTCTTTAAGCCTTACACGATCTTCTTTAGATATGTCTTTTTTATTGTCAACTACTCGAACAATCATAACATCGTGTTCGCAATGTGTTGGGTAATCAGTATCGTTATACTTTAAAAATATTTGAAACGCTTCTATTAATTCTTTCATAATCTAGTTTTTTTGTAATTCGTATTTAGGTTTGTATCGAAATGAACCTCGAATGGCATTTGCTTAATCATCTTGTTTAGTATTGGAATTGATAAAATTATACTTTTAAAGTCTTTTAATTCAATATTTTCTTTTGTCCAAAAAACCGACTTTGTACCATTTCTTTTATCAAAACAACTTCCTTGAATAGCGCAAATTTTATAATCTTGAACTTCATAATAATTAACTATTCCTTTCGACGTATATGGATCAAACATGCTTTCAGGATCGAAAGGCAAGTCTTTAAAATAAACTTTACTACTCGTTAATCTATCGCCTTTTGCTGTCCAAAAATAATGTCCTGCACAATCTAAACTTGTGCCGAAATAATTCAATTCAATTGGTTCTTCCATCCCTAATAATTTACTTGGTTAAAACTCTCCTTCTTTGTTTAAAAACTTATTTAATAGTTCATTAGATGTAAAAATGTTTATTTCAGGAACTTCTAATCTATATTCTATGTTTTCAATATCTAATTTCCACATACCTTCTTTTGCAGGAACATACCAATTGTTGTTAATCCAATCAGCAAATAGTACACATTCATTTTCTTTTACTTTACACATAACATTGTTTTTTACTTGGTTAAATTGTTGTTGCTTTTAAAAATACGCCACATATAGATAAATATTCCAGATACCAATATGAAAGTAAGAAAGTCACTTTGAATCGATACACTCGGCAAAAGTGATTGACAATGCGGGTTATTCATTCTACCAGGCACGGCTTCACACCAACACTTAGTAAAAGGCGTTTGGCATTCTGAGAATTTTTCGTTCATTACGATACATCGCCCCAAATAAGGACAGGGATTAAAATTGTTAATAATAACGCTATAATAATTAAAGCAGATTTTAAATCGCTTTGTCTTTTTACTTTTTTGTTTGATAGTGTTAACATCTTTATGTGGTATTTAGTTGTTAATAATAGCGGGCTTTTACACCCGCTTGTTTTTGGTTATTGTCTTTTTTCAAAATTTTCTAAATCTTCAAGAAGAGTTACTATGTCTTCCCCGGAATATTCGTAAGGAATTAATCTTTCCTCTCCTTTGAACTTAACTTTGAATTCAATTTTTTCAAATTCAATTTTTTCAATCAATCCGTTTTGAAGTAAATTTCCAACGAATAAAAACGCTTCTGTGTACATAATTTTATTTTTTAGGTTTATTATTATTATGTAAAGATACGTTAGTTTCACTTATTGTGAAAGTAATTCGAAAGATATTTTTAAATTAAATTGTGTTAAAATTTCATTAAGGCGTTTATCTCTAATGTTTCTAGTACCTGACAGCCATTTTGAAAGTTGGGTTTCGGTGCATTTTATTTCCTCAGCGAACTCTCTTTGCGTGAACCCAGTTCCTTCAAGTATCATTTTTAATATTTTTTTATTCATGGTTAAAGTATTTTAGTATTCAAATTTAGAACTATTTCACAACATGTGCAAGTTTTATTTCCCCCCTTTCAGCGTAAACCGTTTTGATATATTCATACGTGATTGCAGTTATCGACTTGGATTGCATGATTTGTTTTTTGGTTTCGGTTGGTAGATTTCGCCACCATAAAAGTATGGGGCGCATTAGAATAAACAAACTTTGCATCCGTTTTCTACTTCCCAATCTTCACGACCGTAAGTTGTCATAAAAGTATCTACAAAACTATCTCTATCCCTGCCCCAATGTTTTTGTAGTCTTTCGCTTAATTGCATAGCCTGTTTATAATACTCTGGGTAAAAATACTCTACACAAAGTAAATCATCAATTTGCATGTTTTTACATGGCAGGCAATTATTGTGTTTAAAAATAGGTTTTTGTGTTCCTATCTTCTTTTGTATCTTTCTTTGAATATCTTCTTCGAATCTTGAAATGTTTTTATTTACAAATTCAATAAATCCTGCATCATCCCATTTGTAACTGTAAATTTTAGGATACCATCCTATTTCTTTTTCTACAATTTCAAAACAATCTGCATCTGATAATTCAGAAATAGGAAAGTGTTTTGATAGAAATAAATCATTTACTCCTTTGCTTTCCATATTTTTAATCCTTCTATTCTCGGTTCTAATATAACCCACTAAATCAATTGTACAGTTATGTTTTGAAATAAACCTATTTACAGGCTCAATTTTCAGCTTACTTGTGCAAGGTGCTAGTTTTGGATGCGGAATCATTTTTTGTTCTTCAAAGAACTCTATAATTGAGTTTTCAGTGTATTCGAAAATCACTTTCTTAAAATGTTTTCTAGCGTACTTAACACAATCTTTTACGAACTTTAAACTTTCCGGAGAATGTTCTTTAAAGTGAGCATAAAATATATAAATTTCTTTCGGCTTAAATTCGTAATTAGCCAACCAACATAAAACGGTGGCTGAATTTATACCAGCACTTAAACCTAAACATACTTTTTCGTTTCTGTAATCTTCCATATCGTTTTCTCTATTTTTTATCTCCAAACATTCCGTTAATAGTTAATTATAATTTATTTGCCAAATCATATGCGATCATTGAATGTATTCTCCAGTTAACAGAAAAGCCTTTAGGCACGTTTCCGTTTTCATCGACTACGTTACAGATTATATTTTTATCTTTATCCGAAGCTATTAAAACGAATAATTTTTCGTGTTGATAGTAATACTCAATTCGATACTTTTCTTTCGGTTTAAGGTCTAAATTTAGCATATCCAACAATGAATTAGCTCCTGTTCTAAAATATTCGGCTCCTTGTTGGTTAAAAAGTGATAGTTGTTCGTTCATCTTCCAATTCCGTTAATAGTTAATATCTGTTTTAGAGGTTACATTTATAAAAAGCCTCTGCAAATCCTCTGCTGCACATTGAACGAATATCAGCATCTGTTTTTATGTATTCAGATGCCCATTGCATTTCTGGTATCAAATTTACCGCATAATTTTAGAATTGATAAAACAGAATATTTTGCCAAATTCTGCAATGAATACCAAGATTTTAAAAAGTTTTTATCTCAAAGAAGATTTACTCAATGGTTAGAATCTTACGGTAAATATTATAATTTAAAATATGTGTCAGGAAGGACCAACGCTACACGATGGATAGATTTTGAGGACCCAACACAACCAAAAGAAGACGATAACGAAATACCATTTTAAAAATGACAGAACACACACTACAACTTGAATGCATATCATATTTTAGAAATCAATTTGAACGACACGGAAAAGGAGTAATTATTCCGGTCCTTAATGAATTAGCATCGAAACGAAAAGATTTAGTAATTTGTTTAGGATGTTCGGACCTAATTTTAGTAATGAATAAAAGAGTTATATTTTGTGAGTTGAAAGTTGGATATAACCAACAACAACAAAATCAAAATCTTTGGACTTTTTTCAACAGGAATTGTAATAGCGTCCTGTCCTTTGTATTCAAGCGTAATTCCTTCCGTTATAAGACTAAATAGATTTTCAAAATTGAAATTCTTTTTAACATCATCGAAAACCAAAATTTGGGTATCTGTACTTACAGTTTGATAAGGAAATGTTTTAGTCGGCTCAAACATTTTTCCATCAATTCTGGAAACCTTTTTCATGTTTTTTAATCCATTCCAAAAAATACCTTTACCACTTCCTCCGTTTGGATTCTCTGATATTGTTTCATCATTGAAAATAATTGCTTTGTTATTTGCTGATGTTTTGAATGAGTGAAGCAAGTAACCAATAACCGATTTTAGACTATTATACTTTTGTACGTCTTTACCGCTAGCAAGCCATAAGTAAGTTCTGAAAATGGATGCATGATGATCAAATGGTTCGAAATTACGGTCAATTATTTGTCTTCTCCAAACATACCCGTCAAGGTCTAAATAATCAATTTTTTCAATATTATCTCCAGTAACTTTTACAACACAGTTTTTGAAATATAGGTAACACTCAGTAAGTGTATCTTCTTTTATTTCAACTTCTGTAGTGTCCAACATTGATAGGAAGTCAGGTTTAAAGTAACCGCTGTTTGAAGCCATATAATCGTATGGACCATACCCAATATTAGAACGTTCCAAAATGTTTTTTAAAACATAATCCTTTATTCTTTTTTCATTGGTTTCTTCTAAAAGGTTCTGCTCTTTTTTAATGAATGTAAAAGTATTGCTTTGAGCAGAAGGATAGTATTTGAAAAAATTGTTTTGTTCTAGCCAGAATTTAAATTTGTGTGTAGAAAGAACTACTTTTCCTTTATCGTTATAATACCAAAATTCGTCAATGTCTAAATTTTCTTTTATTCTTGAAACATCAATATCCTTATGAAGTTTTTCAATCTCCTTAACTGATTTACCAGAACGGACCATCTTTTCAATTTTTTCTACTGCCTGAGAATCTTCAAAGGCTTTTCCTGCTGACGGTCTTTTGTAAGCAGAATTAACCAACGCAGTAACTTCTTTTTCTGGAAGGTCATTTGACAGCTTTTTACATTCTGACATCGCATCGCTTATGTCGATTGAAAAGTCGTTGAATGCAGAAGCTAACTTATGAAGATTGTTATTCCTACTCCCTTTGTTCATTCCGTACTTTTTGGACCACCAAACAAGTAACTTTTCTACAATCTGATTTGACGAGGTCATTCTAACCAAAGGTTCGTAAGTTCCTATTTCTTCAATCTCAGGTTCTTCTAATTCGGTCCATCTACTAGATTCGTAGTTAATGTATATTTCTGGGTCGTAACTTTCAAAACAGGTCCTGCTTACATCGCTTCCTGAATCATCCCAATTTGGATGATTAAAATATTTTTTTAAAGACTGGAAATATCCTTTGTGATTTTCAATTATTCCAGGAATCTTAACCAATATTTTTACACCTAATGCAGAAGGAGAAATCCAAACAGAAAAAACGTACTCATCTGAACAAATAGAGTCTTTGAATTCAATAGCTTCTTCGGTTGTTTTGAACTTATCAAAATCCAAAATAATTAATCCTGAATGCTCAATAATTCCGCTTATTGAACGATGCTTAAAGCGCCCATTGAAACATACAACTGGAAGCTTAGATTTATTCTTTGAATAATCTTCTTCATTCATTAAACGCAACTGTTCTACAAAATCCTTTGACTTACCTTCTCTGATTCTATTAAGGCAATATTCAACTGATTTGTTAAACGGATTGTTTACATCGGTTATTTTTTTAAAAATACTTACTGTTGGCATAATTCTGTTAGTTTATTAAATGCAGTTCGTAAATCATAGTGAGTTGATACTATTTTACTTTTGTTCAATAAAACAAATTCGCCTCCAAAAAATACAATATTTTTACCTGAAACATTAAACTTATCTTCAGGTAAGTATATTTTTAAATTATCAACTGAATTGTTCAATTTATTAAAGTCTAAATGACTTATTTTTATTCTCCTTTGAAAATTAATATCGAAGTCGAAAAATAAACGAGCCACAATGTTTTTTATTTTTTCAGTTCTGGTACCTGAATTTATAGTAACGTCTCCATAAGTGTTAACATGTCCATTTATTATTTTATTGGTTTTGCTATTCAAAACTAAACCGTCCTGCCTAATTAAATAATTTTCATATTCTTTAATTTCCATATCGTAAGTATTAAAAACAAAAAATCCCACAATTCAAAACGCTTCTGACTTCGTTTATCCTTGTAGGATTTGTGTAATAAGTTTAGTTGGTATAATGTCAGAAGCCAACAACAATACAAATGTATAAATAAGTTTTAAATAAACAATACAAACTTATAAGTTTTATTTAAAATCAACATAAGACGTTATTTTTGTCACTCCTTAAGTATTGATTATCAACGAAAGTGACGTAAGGAATTAGTGAAAGTGAATTTTGAATGCCCAGTGTTATTTTGCAAAAATAAAATCGTCCTATAGTAAGTAGTAAGTACTTTTTTCGTCGATGTGTCACTGATTTTAAGCGCTTTTTTGTAAGTAAATACAAATAAAAAAACCTTAACTATTTGTAAGTTAAGGTTTTAAGATAAATCACGAAAAAATGGCTTTTAATTTACTTTCTATCTTTTCTTGAAGATATGAATAGGTCCGAGGAACACCATTTCGAATCATATTGACGTATCCGTAATTTTTTTTAAGGTATTCTTGAATACGTTTTTTTAAATATCCGGTCCTAATACGTTCCAAATATGTTTCTTTTGTGACCCTGTACAACTTCCATAAATCAATATATTTTTCAATTAATATTCTATAATAATCCTTTTTGTCATTGCTGGTCCTGACAACAAACTCAGCAATTTTTTTTCCGTTCGGCAAAGATATGGTTTGTAAGGCAACTGTTTTTTTGTCTACAACGCCTAGTTCCTGATCTTCATCATTTCGTGGTTCTCTAATTGCTAACTGGACCGTATTAACGTGTCCGCAATCAGGACATTCGTCCTTGTTTGATCCAAGCCAATTATAACCGCATTTTTCGCATTGCACAAGCGTTTCTTTTTTTTGCTTTGCCTTGACTACTCCATTATAAAAAATATCTTCCCAATCTAATTGATCAGACCATTTGCCTAAACGTTTTACATTTCCTCCTAAATCAATTACAATAAAATTGTCTTTGAAAATTAAATCGCTTGGTCTTGCGCCCCTGCCTATAATTTGATGCCATAATGATAATGATTTTGTAGGACGGTTTACGATTATACACTCTACTTCTTTAACGTCGAATCCGGTCGTAAAAGTTCCGGTGCTCACGAGGATAGCCCCATCCGTTTCTTTGAACCATTGGACCGTTGTTTTACGTTCCGATACTTCATTGTTAACAGAATCATAAGATTGTATTTTGTATCCTGCTTCAGTAAAAGTTTGGACCAATGAAGTGTTTTGTTTTGTTGAAGCTGTGAAAATCATTGTCTTTTTACCAATTGCTTTTTCTACATATTCATCTAAAACGTTTTTATCGTGCTTTATACTTTCTTCTGCAATTTCGTTTTCGTCAAAATCATCATCGCCTTTTGCTTTTAATTCTGAATAGTAATCGTAATCAAAAATAATTTCATCTACTAAAGAACCTTCATCGATTAGGACCCGAATAGGAATTCCAACAATTACAGTATCGTAAGTTTCGGACATGGTTACGGGTGCGCTCCATTTTATAGCATGATCCTTATAACAGCAAACTTCACGTGTTTTAAATCGCTTATTACAATGTTCGCATTCGTAGTAAGTAATACGCTTGTTTAATGAAGGAGTCGCAGTAAATCCCGTCCTAAATGCATTGTCGAATAAATGGAATGTTTTTACGTGGACCTGTTCGTGCGCTTCATCTACAATAAATAAACCAATATCGAGTTTAATTTTTCTTGAGTGAATTGTTTGTGTCATTCCGACAAAAACATTGTTACTAAAATCCGGTTTTGATTTAGCAGTAATTTTATCGTTTAGTATTCCGAGTCTAGCTAGTGTTTCAGAAGTCTGGCTTACAAGTTCATCACGATGGACCGAAACCAAAACTTTTTTACCAGGATTACGATTAAGCCATTCTTTAATAAAAAAAGACATGATTACTGTTTTACCTGATCCGGTTGCAGATTGACATAAAACAGATTTATGGACCTTTTCGGCTTCGAATATGGAATTAACCATATCTGATTGATAGTATCTTAATTGCATAGTGTATAAATGAAAAACCGTTCTACAAGCCACTACACTCATAAAACGGTTATCGATTAGACGTTGTCTAAATATCTTCACTCGAGTAGTGGATCGAGTACATCAGCCTAATTTTCACTAGCCTTAATTATTTGTAAAGATAGGAGGCTTTGTTGGGTTTTGTAAATTATTTTTTATCGTTCATAATTAATCCTTCAGACACCCAACTTTGATCCTGAATCAATC